GTGTTTGCTCAGAATCTTTCCTATGTTGGTCTTGTAGTGATAGTAATTTTGTTAGATATTTTTCTTCTTCTTCTAATAACTGTAAATTTCTTTCTTCAGCAAACAACTTATCATTTTCAAGAATTTTAATTTTAGCGTTCTGAAATTCTTTCAAAAACTTTTCTGAAGTAATTACAAAACCATCAGGCTTTTTCTTTTTATTTTTATTTTTTTCATCATCACCAAAAATTACAGTAGCAGGGTCAATACCTGTTTCTTCTTCTATATGACTTCTAAGCTCTTTAATCTCCTCATCATAAACCTCTTGAGTGTCGTGAAAGAATTTTCTTATAGTTCCTAATGTTATGTCATTGTCACTCATAAACTGTTCAATGAAGTCACGCATTTCATTTCTAGCTTCTGCAGAATCGCTACCAAAGAAATCTGAAATAGCATCACCAATTTCACCAAATGTTGAAGCTCCTCTCTTGCCCATTTCTATTAGCATAAACTCTAAGTTTGCTAATGCTTCAATCTCGCTTGTAAATCTTTTATTACCAAACTCTCCTTCAATAAAATCTTTCTTTAATTTTTCTATAGCTAGACTTGATTTTAACATACCCTTAGAAAGCTCCTCAAAGACTTGAACTGCTTGTCTTTGCTTCATTGTTTCAATAAGCGTTTGAGTAGCTTTTGTGATATCATCTATGCTTGACTTTTCAGTTAAAAGATGGTCAGTATATTTTTTTAAATCCCTGTTCAACTTAACTATAAGAACAGATTCTTCTCTTTTTAATGTATTATACTTTTTAGTATTAAATGCAGAATCACCTAATAACTTTCCTTCTTTATCGGTGATTTTATTTAACTCTTTCTTTACCTCAATCAGTCTTTCTGCATTTTTAGATTGTCCTTCATATGCAATTTTTCCTTCATCAAGTTTATTATTAAAATCATCTAAAGTATTATTAACATCATTTATAGAACTGTCAAACATAATTAGTTTTGTTGCTAATGATGCAACAGCAACAACAATAGCACCTATACCTGTCTTAATCAAAGCCACTCTAAAAGCAACCAATCCTTTTTTTGCTAAAACTAAACTTCTTAAAAATTGACCTTTTAATGTCATTCCTGCTGTTATACTTGCAGTTCCAAATAAAGTTGTGGCAAGAGCAGAAGCTTTTACACCAATAGTATATGATGCTAATAGTATTATTGTGTTTCTTATTGCTTTACCTAAACTTTTTAGTCTGCTTATGTTTTTTTCATCTGCAAGAGCATTAAAGAATTTAGCAAAACCATCAACAACGCTTTGCATACTATCTCCCAATCCATCCATCAATGCTATTCTAAAACCATCAACAGCAGACTTGAATCGTAAAAAAGCACCCTGTAAACTATCACCAACAATATCAGCCATAGCTTGTGCTGCTCCTTCTGAGTTTCTCAAAGCATCTGTAAGTATATCTACAGATTCACCACTATCTAGTATTCTACCAAAAGCTGCTGCAGTTCTTCTGTCAGTAATGCCCAAAACATCTGCTAGGTCAATATTAGCATCTTTCATCTCCTTAAGCTTAGGTATAAGCTCATCAACAGAGCTTACAGAGCCACCTAGTCTTTTTGATAAATCAGAAGTAGGGTCAGCTAATCTCAAGAATATGTTTCTTAAAGATGTACCTGCAATAGAAGCCTCAATACCTGCATCAGTAAGGGAAGCTAGTAAAGCAGTAGTACCCTCTATTTCAAAACCTGCCATCTTAGCAATAGGAGCAACCTTAGTCATTGATGTTTGAAACTTCTCAATATCTAAAGCAGAACTTGTAAAAGCAGTAGCCATAACATCTGCAACTCTTGTTGCTTCACTAGCATCAAGCCCAAAACCTCGTATAGCAGACCCCATAACCGTTGCAGTCCTACCTAAGTCTTCACCTGCTGCAGTAGCTGTTGCAAGAGTTGCTGCCTGTGCATCTAGTATCTCTATAGATGTAAAACCAAGCTTTGATAGGTTTGTTTGTAGTTCTGCTACCTGTGTTGCAGTAAAGAATGTTGTTCTACCAAGTTCCTCTGCAGACTTCTTTAATGCTCTAAACTCTGCATCTGTTGCACCACTAATAGCTCTAACCTTAGCCATTTGAAAGTCAAACTCCTTAAATACTACAACACTTTCTTTTATTTGGTCGCCAAGAAACTTTGTTGCTTTTTTCAGACCATCAACTGCTAATGATGCTACACCAAACGCTGTAGCCATCTTCATAGTAAAACTTGTACTCTTTTTAGTTTGTGCCTGTACTTCTTTTTGTACTTTATCAGTAAGTTCAAGAACAGACTTCATATTTTCTTCTTGCCCCTGCTTATCATCTTTAAGGGCTTTTTTCTTTTTACGAAGGTCATCAGCGTTCTTTTGTATTTGCTTGTTAAGATTTACAAGCTCATCAATACCTAATACTCTTACTCTATACTTTAATTCTTCAGCCATCTTGGTTTGCTTTTTTTATGGTTTTTGTAAACTGTACTTTTATATTATCTCCAATAGCCTTTTGTAATCTTTTTTTAATCTTAGACTTTTGAGGATTTATAGCACGATTTATATAATCTGTTCTGTGTGTTGCTCCTGTTCTAGCAAAGCTACCTTTCGTTGGAGTTCCTTCTATCTCTATCCTTCTTATAATAGCAGTTGCTATTCTTGCTTTTTCTGCTTCGTTTGCATAAGCTATACCCTTATCATCTATCCATTGCATTATTCTGTCAAATGGTGGTGAGTGTGGTCTTGTACCCTTGTCTATAGCACTCCAATATTTTGCCTTTGATGTAATGCGTACTTCTGCTTCAGAGTTGCTTACATTAACTTTATGCTTTGTTGTGGCAGCAAGTTTACCTGTAGCAATATGTTTTTGATTCATCAACTCATTGACAAGTGCCTTCTTGATATCTCTACCAATAATATTTAATTCGCTATTTAGTATTGTTCTTATATCCATTAGTATGGTATTACTGAATTTTGTTTTATAAGAGCACTTTCTATCTTATCTAATGACAGGCTCAACGCACCATTCCAAAACTGAACGCCACCAATACTACCACCAAAAAACTCAGAGCCATCTATTGCTCTACCTAGTGTATTTATTGTTAAATCATTGCCTGTAACACTTGTTTCTGCTTGTTTTACACCGTCAATTCTAGTAGTTAAAACATTTGATTTTCTTACCAATGTTAATACATATGGTCTGTTTAATTCTAGTTTTGTGGATGTTGATATTATATATGTGTTTCCAGAGCCAAACCCAACGTGAAGATTTGAATCTGCATTTTCATTAAAAGTGACAAAAACATCTGCATCAGAATTATTTCCAAGAAGCCTTGCTCTTTGTTTAACATATAAAGAAAACAACACAAATATTGTAAAGTTGTCACGCAAAAGTATATCTGTAGAACTTGTCATAAAAGAACTAAACTTATCGAAATATGGTGCTGAAGCACCTACTTTACCACCACTTCTACCTGCAACATATGGTTGATTTAGTGTTGTGGATTGTGTAAAAGATAAATCTGATTTTATAGAGTTCCAATCACTTACCCTAACTCCTGAATATTTACCATCTGAATCATTACTTATTACACCTCTTTTGTATGTAAAAAATGATGAGTTTGTTACAGAAACATTTGTGCTTGTTGTTGTAGTGCCTTGTGCTGTTTGATTTATTAAGACTTCCAACTCATCAAAATTAGAATTTGAATTATCTCTATTAACTATAAGTTGTTGTTTTGTTACTCTTTCAGGGTCGCTTACTAATACTTCGCTATAGTAGTATTCGCCATCAGAATCTTGTTGCTCATATAGCATAGGAGTATATACGCCATCTATAAGTGTGTATAGCTTATTTCTGTTTCTTCTTAATACTTTTCTTCCTGATATACCTGCTTTCATTATATGTTCAATCCATTAACTAAATTCATAACATCTCCATCTAATACATCATCTTTACCTAAATCAAAAAACTCCATAAGCTCTACCTTTGTAGATTCTTGCAGGTGTGGCTTATAATCAACTATTTTGTTAATTCTATAGTAAACGCCATCTAAGTAAACTAATCTTCTAAAATCCATTCTTAGTATATCTTGATAAGAAAGTTTAAAGTACGAAACCCTAATCTTTGGTCTTGATTTAAGTTGCTTGAACATCCTATTGTAAAAATGATAAAAAAGACCTCTTATTCTATGAGTTTTTGTGGGGTTTGTAGATGCAGTAAAACCATCATCAAATTCATCACCATCGTCGTGATAATACACAACATCATTAAAAGATAGGTTTGGGTCAACCATTATATGAGTGCTCAATGGTACATTAAATGCTTTTGGCGTATTATAAGCACCCATACTATACTCTAACCTAAACCTGCTGCCACTATCAGGCTCTCCTATATTGTCAAATGTTATAAAATTAGCCCTAGTGAATTTAAAGGCAGCAGCGTTTGAAGGCTCAAGTTGATTTGTGTTATTATAGCTAAAAACTGTTGCAACACCTGTTAGAGCACTATCATATTGAGTTAATGAGCCACTTGTATATATTGGTGCAGCTAAAAGTATTCTATTTCCTATCTGAAAATTTTTATCTGCTCTATCTGCAAATCTTTCTGCCATAAGGTAGGAATAATCTCTATGATATATTGGTATTAAAGGAGCTCTACTCTTAACGTGACCAACATCAGAATCTATATATTCAGGCTCATACCAATTAAATGTTGGGCTAAAAAACCTATTTTCTATAGTATATGTACCATCTTGAAAAACTCCTGTCTTGTTTATTTCCTTGTACTCACCCCAATCTATTAGGTTTCTATTATTAAATCTTTCTAAAAAAGCATCACTACTAGCATCTTTGTATTTTACCCTTATCTCTGATTTTAGTTCGTGTGGAAAATCTTCAACTGTGTTTTTGCTATAGTCAATTTTATCTGACCAATCAAAAGCTTTTAATTTTGATTCATAAAAAAAGTCATATGGCTCAACAAAAACCTTTTTTTCTATAGGGTCTGTATGAAACTGAAGATTATACATTTGTGCTATTCCCATAACGAAATCAGATTGCTTTCCATCAGGAAGAAAAAAGTGTGGACTATCTATTGGCTCACCAACAGTCATATCTGCTTTTCCACTTATCTGCAAAAAGCTATCAGTTTCAAACTGAAAAGTAACGCTATCACCATCAAAACTTGAGGGGTAAAGAGGTGTTACAGATAAAGCTATTAAATATTTATTACCCACACCACTAACAGATATAGGGCTACTTGGAGACCAAGTTCTTACAATATCTTGTGGTGCATCTGCAGTATAGCTTTGCTGTTGATACCACTTTAGTTTAAAGTTTGCGTGTTCTGAGCCTGAGCCATTATGTACGAAAGCAGCAGTCTGATATAAACCATTTGCATTATCATCATCATCAGTAACTTCCCAAAGTTCTACTTTTGCTCTAAAAGCTAAGTGATAGTTATTTCCACCTGTGTTACTATCCCTAACAAACCTTGCTTTTATGTTAAAATCAATTTCGTGGTCTCCTGCTTCATTTATACAAACCATAGTACCACTATAAGAGTTTGTTATGGATGAATTATTGGAGCTTGTTCCCATCTGCACATTACCTGTGCTTTGTGATGATGGCTCATCATAATCATCTATAAGCTCGTTACCACCAAAAAGATACCTTGCTTTTACTCCTGAGCCTGTGCCACTTACATAAGTAAAATTACCATTTCTGTCATTACAAAATCCATCACCAATCATAAAAGCAGGTGTGGTAGATGTACTACCACTATCAAAATATGCGTTCAAAGCAGTTGTTTGAGGGGGGTCTATACTTGTCAAAGATATTTTTCCAAACTTATTATTTATTTGCTCTGCTCTTTTTTCAAATTCAAAAGGCATTATTAAGCTTTTAAAGTAAGCACTATTACAAAAGGTACTTTCAACTGTATATCCCTGACCTTCAAATATCTTATCCCAAATATTTTTTATATAAAAAGCAGGAACAAAATCACCAAAAGTAACTTGATTTCTATCACTTAAACCTTCGCCTACGGACATCAAAGGCCATAGTATTCTATCAAAGTTGCTTGAGAAATGATTAAAGTCGTTACCTATATGATTTACATCTGTATTACTAGCATTTGTGTTGTCACTTGGACTAGAGCTGTTTATCTCAAAGCAGTTATCATAAACATATCCCTGCTCTGCAACATCTGATATAGAGCTAAATCTAAGGTCTTTAAGCTCTAGGTTTTTAATCTCTGAAGCCCAATCCATATTATCTCCTACAAACTCACAACTATAACTTAATGGATTGTCAGACCTCGTTGCTTTAGTAACCCTCAATTTACCTGATATTATTGGCACATTATCAACATATATTACTGAATCAATTTTAGTAAACACATTTGTGCTTGAATCATCATAACCTTGATGAAAAATATTTTTTAGTATTCTGTTATTGTTATTATTTGCAGGTATATCAAATGTTTTAGAAAAGCTTCCTGACCTAGAGTTTATGTCTCTTATGTCAAAGTTTTGCATTGTCAAAGACAGAGGAAAATCTTCGCTAGATGTTACATCCAACTCGCCTATAACTTCTTTAGAACTTGTGGAATCAAATTTTCTTAATTCTATTTTAATTTCAGCCATTATGTAATTATTGCTCTTTTCTTTCTACTTTCAACATAATCTACAGTTACTGTTGTAGATTGCTCACTATCATAGCTAGTCAAGTTTCCGTCTTTTATTAAAACAGGAACATAGTAGTTTCTGTTCATAGAAGAAAACTTTTGACTTTGACTAGGGTCATCAGTAGAATATTCTGTAACCTTTATGTAGTCAACAAAAGTTCTACCTGCTGCAGTTTCGTGGTTTAATATAAACATAGGTGCAAAAAAACGTACATCTTTGTGAGCATAAGCGTGGTGAATTGGTCTATGTTGTTGTTCACCATAACTACCATTATCTTTATAAACACCACTAATATATCCTCTGTGTACTCTATATTTATCATCTGAAGGAGTTGAAACATTATTAAGTGTTATATAATATTGTGAGGAAAAGGAATTGACCCCTGATTGATTCACAAAAGTTGTTTTATCTGCTGCAAAACCTGTTAGACCACAATATATAGTATCATCAGTTCCATCACTACTTTTATACCTTATCTCTACTTCGTATAATTTATTTTTATCATACTTAAATTTAGTTTTACTGTGAGCCCAAACTCGTTCATTACCTGAGTTAGTACCTTTTCTGTAAACTTGTGTCCCTGTTATATGTCCTTCATCTGTAAAAAACAGAGCATTTGAAGTAAAGTTACCAGAATCAACATTCCAATTATTTGATATTTCTGAAACAGAAGAATAGCTGCCAAAGTCTTCTTTGAATATCTCTTTTGCTCTCCAACCTCTTTCTACCCACACATTAGAGCTCATCATCATATCTTCCACCATCTGCCTTTCATCAAAAGTTATAGGCCTTGTTGTTGCACTACCGTTACCATAGGCATCTACTGTATGTTTTCTTATGGATGGGTATTGGTCGTCTGTAAGACCTGATATTCTAGGTAATAAAGCACCACCATTATCACTTGCAGTTGTCTGTTGTATGTGAGTTCCCCTAAAAAGTTTCGTATTACTATCAGAAGCTGACAGTTGCCCTCTAAATTTAGGATATACTGTCTGTTGATATGTAGATGAGCTTGTTTGCAAACCTCTAACCATAGCACCATCAAAAGTATAGCTATCTATACCACCTAACCTGCATTGCCAATGAAATCTAGTGCTTTCATTATAGTTTCTTCTTTTATGGTCAATAGTATATCTTATTGTTTCACCAATTTTTTCGTAGGGGCTAGAATCTTTACGAGTTACCACTTCATAATAAGCTACATTAGAAAAGTCAGACAATGGTTGACTATTTCTAAATTTGGATGTATGTGTTATAGCTAACTCCTTTATATTTCTAGTTCCCACACCTATCTGTATAACTGCATATTCAGGATTTGCATTTCCACCATTACCATAAGAAAACAAAGAGCCATTAGAAGTATTCGTTCCATCACCATTTGCAGTAGCGTTTATATTTATACCATAATAACCACTAACCCCTTGAGAATCGACAACACCATTACCAATAACATTGCCATCAAAACCAAAAAATTTAACAGTAGCATACACACCATCAGTATCATTTTTTGCTGCAAAGGTTATATATTCACACTCATCAACACCAATTATTCTATTTTGTGGTTTTACAGATAGATATTTCATTCTACCGTAAAGATTTTCATCAAAATTGGCATCGTGTAAGTATATCTTATTTATTATTGAATGTTGTAATTCATTATCATAAGTTCCATCATCCTCAGCATAAGATTGTGCGTGATATCCAAATATTTCTTCATTATATGAAAAAGCAGTATTGATAACTCTTGGATAGCAATAACCTTTTAAATCAGGTCTGTTACCACCACCATCTGCTCTAACTAGCTTTCCTGTAGTGTCTATGTATTCAGGAGTAAAAGATACTTGATATCTAAAGAAAAGGTTATATGCTATTTGTCCTAAGGTTATATCTCTTTCAACATTGAGGTTGTCAGTATCGTGAGAGCAAGGCCTTAAATTATAACTTAAATAGTTTCTCATCAAAGGAGCACAATCTAAAGTAAAGTATCTGTAAGTAGCTCCTGTACTATTAGGAACATTTTGTGTATTTGGAGTGCTATCAATAGACCATCCGTGAAGAAATGGAGTATATGGTACGTGCACAGCAAATGTTTCGTCAGGCAATGCAGTATTATCATAAGAATTACTAGCTCTACCATTTAACCATTGGTCTGTTGTTTCATTGTATGGTGTGAAATGAAATCTACAACTAACAAAATCTTCTACAGCATCTGTTAGCCCATCTGTAGTTCCACCACTAACTCTTATAGTGAGTTTTATGGGACTATATACGCTGTGAAATTCATCATCTGATGGAAAATCTATTTTTTGTACTGTTGGCATAATTAAGATATATTATATTTATGATTTAAGTAATTCATTATTGATGTGGCCTGACTGTCCGTTACTGCATATTGAAATATCATAACCTCTTGCACATTGAGTAAACCAAAGTTTGTTAAATCAGTACCCATCAACATAAATTCTTCTGTGTAAGCTGTAGGATTTAAATAATCAGTATCAGTTACACTTGTTAGCTTTACACCGTTTAAAAAATATGATAATGTTTGACCACTAACTTTATGACCTCTGATAGCTATCTTTGTGCTTCCTGATGCAACATCTGATGACAAAGTTAGGGTATCTGCACCTGAAGAAGCAACATCACTAACCTTACTTGCAAATTGTTTTTCACCACTAAAATCTTCTATAACAATAGTCATTTTAGCTAGACTAGCCGTTGTATGGCCTAAGCTTAAAAGAGGAGCATTTACTTCATTAGAATCAGTAGTTTTTGCTACATAGAATATACTATGGTCGCCATTCAAACTTCTGAATGGAGCAGGATTGCCAAATCTACTTTGCTCACATATTAAGTTGTCATCAACACCATCAAAGCTTAAAAAAGGATATCTATTGTTTACATTTACAGAATCTGACATCTCATATTTGTATTCAGGCTGCTTTGTAGATGTTGATTGTGAAAAGTGATTGTTAAACCCACTTTGGTCTTTCCATTGGCTAACAACCTCTTTACCACCAAAGTATTTTGTTTTTACACCAATATCGCTTCTGAGCCAAAGTTGTGGGGTAAGGTCTCTGATTGATTGGTCATCAAAAGCAGCAAAAGCGTGTGAGAAGCAATCTACAGTAAAGTTCATTCTAACCTGAACAACTCTATCGTTTTGTTGATTTGTTTCTCTTTCTATAGTTATTGGAACAGGAACAAGAGTTACTTGTTTGTTTGGATAACTATCAAGAAAGCTTTGCAACCAAAAATGTGCTTCTGATTCCAAAAGTGTATATATAACATCAAGATTTGCATTGGTGTCATTAGCACCTGTGTTGCTATCACTTGTTCTATATGGTTTAGCAAAGATAACCTCAAACTCATACTCCTCTTTCAAATGTGCATTTATTGGGTCTTTTTCCGTAGCAGGAAGTGTTGATGTTGGTGGCATAACTAAAAGCAAAGGATAGTCAATGTTATGCAACTCATTGATATCATCTTCATAACCAAAAACAAACTGCCCACTTGACCATTTGCTTTCCATTCTATCTCTTATGTCTCTTAATCTGTTAAATGCCATTATTTAATATTTTTTTGACTTTCTTCTTTTACAGCTATTTCAAAATCAGACTTGGATGTTTTCCAAGCTATGTATGTTAAAACCTTATATAGTTTTTCGTCTTTAACGCTTTGTATGGCATCTTTACCGTCTTTTGTAAACAAACCATCCATAGCAACATCATAAAGGCTATTAAGCCACCCATATGGCTTCATAATCCTACTAGCCTTTACGACTGCAACAGACTTTGAGTTTCCTGCTCTGAAAACATTCGGATAGCGTTCAGACACATTGTTGTTCGTTTGTTCAAAAAAAAACTGAACTCCCAAACGATATCCATTGTAAGTTTTCTAAATTTAGCGACTTTTTCGTCTATATTATCTAAATCTACTTCCTCATCAACTGCTTTGCACATTATAGCCATTTGTTCAGGCAAAATGTCAAACCTTCCGTTTTTCAAATACTCAACTCCCATCTCTAGCTGATTTGCTTCAATATATTCTCCAAATGTTCCTTCACTAAAGAAGTTCATTGGAAAATAGTATTTTACGCCATCAACATCAAAACTATCTATTCCCTTCGGCTCATAATCTTTCATTATATTATCTAATGAAGAAATTACAGCATCTACATCATCAACAGGATATTTATTTACATCTTTTTCGCTTACTCCTGTCATATAGCAAAAAAGCTCTCTATACATCTTAGTTTGTTGAACAAAGAAAAACTTGCTCAAATCTTTTCCCTCATCTTCTTTTTTCTGCTCATCTGTTCTTTGATACTTTTTGATTATCTGATAAATACCACAATAGTAATCTATTGTCATTTCTTCCCATTGACAAGGTATAGACTTTTCTTTACCGTTAATCTCTAATACTAACATCTTCTCTAAGCTTGATAAACTCTTTTTCTAGGTTTTCTCTTTCTTCGTGCTCTTTTAGTACATCAGAAAGATTTCCTACTAAATTTAGTGTTGATTTGATAAATCTTTCTTTTTCTTGTTCAAAATCAACAAAATTTTCTATTTTTTTGTTTTTTATACCTGTTAAAAACCCTAAACAAGCGTAAAGACTTAAAGTTGGTATCATATACATCCATTCATCTTTACTTCTTTGTTTTTCTGTAAAAGATTTGAAATCATTTGAATATGTTATGATTGTATCTAAAATTTCTTGAAAATCTTTGAACTTACCATAATTTTTGTCGTGCTCAGTTATTTTATACAATCTAGACTGTAAAAACTTCAAATGACCTGTAATAAGTCTTTTATGTGATGTATTTAGTGTTTTTACTCTTTTCATAACTATACATTTAGTGTTATTGTTTGTTTTCTACCACCAAAACCTGCTGAATATACTATAACATTATAAGAGCCACTTCTAGGTATTATTGTTTGTATTGTATTAGCAGTTATATTTGATGGTTGAAATATTTTCCAAGAATTTCTATCAAATAAAAATTTTGTTTTTTCCGTTCCTTTAGTTGACGAAGCAGTCCAAACTATAGTATCTCCTTCTTTCATTTTTGCACGATTTGGAGTTAAAACTACTGATGTTGTTCTAGTATAATGTACTTTTCCGTTTATGTGTCTTTCATAAGACTTTTCATTTTTTAGATATTGCATTTCTTCATCTAGTTCTGCTAAAACTTTAGCTTTTAGAGATGTAGATAGTGAGTTTTTTTGCGTTGACCCATCAATAACACACATATATATGTCGTTTGCAGCATCTAGCTCTGTTGGAAAATCTATACTTTCCCCTTTTGGTTTGCCTAATGCTCTATTTACGCTATCTATAGCAGATTGACATTCTGCTCGTGTTCCTTTAAAAAATTCTCTTGCCATTATATTCCTACTCTTGTTTTAATATCATCCATTATTAAATCGAAATTATCATCAGAAAGCCCTGAATCATAAATTGCTACTTCTGCTATAGTAATTTGAGTTCCATTAGGATGAGTAGTTCCTAAAACATCTAACTTTAGTGTAGTGCTTGTATCAATTTCTGTACCACTATGCACTACATTTGACCTGCTATTTTTAAAGAATTCTAGTCCTGTACCACTTCTTCTTATTGCAAAAACAGCAAGTTGATTACTTACAAAAGGATGTGTTGTTTCACCTGTATCTGTGTGACTGTAATTAGTGTTAGTCCCATTAAAAGCATATAATGAGCCTGACACAAAAGCAAGGTTACCTACAGTAATACTTTGAGTACTAACTTCCCCTGTTAATATAGGGTTAACTTTGTTACCACTAATAGGACATCTAACTGCCAAAAATGCTGTAAAAGCATTTGTATTTGGAAAGACTGTATCTGTACCATATGTACTATTCAATTCTAAATACCTGTCTTCAGCAAAAACTACTGTATTGTCAAACGCCGTAAACTGAGGTCTTTTGTTGGTAGCAGTAATATTTCCCATTCTTCTGTTGTTACCACTACTATCATCCCAAGTTGATACCTCTGTACCACTTTTTGCTATACCTGTATTAAATTTATACCAAGCTTGTAATCCACTAATATCTGTCAAAGCAAATCCACTTCTAACTCTAGGGCTACCTACGCCCATATGTAGTCCTAAACTAAGCATATTATTGTCTAGGATATCCTATTACTACACCACTTGTAAGAGTAATAGATGTTACATTTAGCATCAATGTAGTACCTGCAGGTAAAGTTGTCTGTAAACCTGCTGCATTAGTAACCTCACTATCGCAAGTTATAGCAGCAACAACAGTTTCCGTTACGCAATAAACGCAATAGTAGTCTTTTCCTGAATGTGCACCTGTATCACTAATAACCTCAATGCCTTTAGTTTCACCCAACATTCTCATTAAAGCAATGTTGTCATCTAAAAATTCGTAAGCCATATCGTTTCAATTTTATATATTATTATCCATTTTTGCAAAATTGTCACTTTATTTTCTTCTATATTAGAAGAATTGTTGTGAATTTACAAATTATCCAAAATAAAGCACTTTTCCACCTCTAAAATGCTTATTTAGTGCCATAACAAGGCAATCTACCATATCGTCGTGCTTTGCAGCAGGAAATTGTTGACATTGCAACAAAAACTCCTCATTCCAAGCTCCTTTGAGCAAAGATACCCTACCACTCTCTATACTAGCACTAATATCTTGAACTCTGGCGACTTTATCCTTAGTTGGTGGCTTATCTTCCTTAACATTCAGTCCTGTTTCCCTAATTAGTGTCTGAACAATGGATTTACCACTAGCTTTTGGCTCTACATATATTTTTGACCTACTTGAGTAGCCATTTTTATGCACAAACTTACCTATGTGCTTTATTAAATCAGGAAACTCTAATCTTACATTTTGAACTTCTAGTATCTGCCACTTGTTTTCAAAGAACTTATAAGCCATAAGTGCAGATGGGTCGTTCTTCTGACTAGCAGTATATGCAGGGTCAATAACAAAATGCACATCACCATCAATTTTATCAGTATCAATTCTAAACCAATTTTTTTGTATCATACCACTATCTGCAGGTGTAGGTCTTTGTTGCAGTTGTCCTGCATACCCATAAGAGCCAAGAGCAGACTTATAGTCATCTAAAATCTCTCTACCAAACCTTTCTTCCCAAAAAAGTCCATTTTTATAATGTTCTTCTAGGTGTTGAGGTTTTAAATCATCAGATAATTCTGCAGGAATACATATATGCTTATGCTTATCAGGTGAATTGTATAATAGATAGCCACTAAGGTCATCTTCGTGAACTCTCTGCATAATAATTATCCTTACACCTGTCATTGGATTGTTAAGTCTTGAGTATAGTGTTGACTTATACCATTCGTTAGCATTATCTCTTTCTGTTTCGGATGCTGCATTTTTTGGTGATGTTGGGTCGTCAACTAAAATTATATCTCCACCCTGTCCTGTAACAGAGCCACCTACAGATGTTGCCCTGCGAACACCAAGAAAAGTGTTCTCATATCTAGCCTTGAGGTTTTGGTCTTTTTTGATTTGATATGTTTCGCCCCAATGATTTTGATACCATTCGCTTTGAATAATATCTCTACTCCTAGTTGCGTGTTCTATACTAATCTCTGCAGAATAGGAAGCTGTGATAAATCGCATTTTTGGATATACTGCCCAACACCAAGCAGGAAACATAACTGTTACAAGAAGTGATTTGGTGCTACGGAAGGGTATATTGATTATTATGTCTTTATCTTTCTTTCTACCTTCTTTGATTCTTTCTGCTTCTGATTGCAATATATCGCAAAGGTATTTATGGTGAAAGTTTGTTGATAGGGGTACTGATGGCTCTGCTATATCCCAAGCCTTGACAAAGAATTCGTAAAAGGATTTTTCACAAATGGCTTTTTCCATAGCCATCATCAGTTGCTTCTTATGATTTTCTTTCATTATACTTCTTCAAATTCTGTATCGTCTGCTTCCATCTCAGCCATCTTTTGTTTTAGCTGCTCAACACTCATTGAATCATCAAGTGTGATTTCTATTTTGGTATTACCATTGGCACTAATCTCAGTTGCCTGTAGTTTGGGTATTGCATAATTCAAAAGCTTGGCTACTGCACCAATATATGCTTCAGGATTTTTTTCTGCCAACTTTTCCAAAGCGTTTCTAATATTTTCTTCCTGCCCTGCTAAAGCCATAGTCAAAACCTCTCTTGAGAATTTTGTAACTCTATTCATTGAGCCCTTAGTTCTGCCCCCAACAGTATTGCCAACTGCAAAAGGTTTACCAACAACTTTCTTCTTTTTTTCTTCCATAATGCAACTATACTAATAAAATTGAAATATCTCTCACATTTTTATTGCAAAATGCACTTTTCACAATGCTTTTTCTAAAAATTAAGTTTTGTAAACCCTAACTTCGTACCTCTATTCCAAAGTGTTTTTATCTAAACAACTTTTCTAAAAATAACAACATATAAAATTGAATTAGGATTTGTTATGGTTGCGTATATGTGGCTATGTTGGTAATCCATATATAATGACGGATTTTGTTTTGTCAAAATGTCAGTAAATCAATAAAAAATGCGTTAGAATTGTGAATATTTGCACAAATAAAAAAATTTTGTAGTCAATAATATATAAAAAAAAGCCCTAACTGAATAGGGCTATAATTAAAATGATTAGTAAAAAAATTGTACTCGGTGTGTAATTTTCTAAATTATTTTTCTTTCATAAGTATTAAATTTAATGGTTAGTAATTATCTTTGTATATCGTCATTGTGAACATAGCTTTCGATATTTCCACTTATATAAGTCACATTTTCTTCTGCATAATAAACATCATCAACATCTGAATATCTTGCACATTCTACGCATCTTGTCTCTTGCACATCTTCGCACCAGAATTGTTCATCTTCTTCCATTGGTGTTCCACAACAATCGCAAAAAGTTTGCTCGATTTCTTCATAAGTTCCACCTGTGCAATTCAATCTAAATATTGTATCGCTGTCCAAATCAACTTGTAAAAAACTACCACAAGAATACTGAAAAGTGTCCATATAAGGCACGGCGTTTAATTCATCAATTAGAATATTATCTTTAATTGGTACAAAATCAAATGGTGGGCTACTACTCCAAATGCCGTTAGTACTTCTTTTAAAATTCCTACAATTATAGGCGTGTATTAATTTACCTTTCACATTTTCTATTTTTGCTATTTCATTAATGATTTTTTTGTAAATAATTATACTAGTATCATCATTCCCATAGGTGTAAATCCTATCAATATAAATCTGTTTTTCGCCGTTACTTTTATTTTTATACCAAACTAAACACCTTGCAATTAGTTCCTCGTTTTCTATTATTGCATATAATTTGACAGGCAAATGCTCATATATTTCAAAATAGCTTTTGTGCTTTTCTTGCATACAGGATTTACCACCGAATCGGTGATTTTTCATCGTGTATATTTGTGCGATTTCCGAGCCTTCATACACCTTCAAATCAATTTTCTGTTGTTCAATGATATATTGAGTTAGTTTTTCAGCGTATGGTTGTACTTCATCATCAATATCTACAAATTTTTTCAACAATTTTGCTGGGCTTGTGTGATAAAAATATTTTTTTCTTTGCTCCTTTGTAAATTGTTTTGAATCAACAATATTATTCTTAATCAATTCGTTTTGTCGTTTTTCTGTGATATAACTAATTTTTGTAAAATCGGACTGACTAAGCCCCAATTTAATTGGGGTAAATTCTGAATATTCTTTTTTGAAATATTGCTTTGTAATATCTTTGATGATTGAATCAATTTTCTGTTTTAGGGTTTGTTTTTTCATTGGATTAAAAGTTTAGTTTAATTATTGCGTTTATAGTTGGTAAAAGAAAAATAAAAATAAAAGCCACAAACATAATTATATTTGTGCCAGATGGCTCAACATCTGTTTGTCTTTTTACCTTGTCTAATAGTTTAGGGTTAGTTGTGTATTTCATAATTAAAAATTTATTGATTAAGTTGTTTATTTATTCTATTTAAGACAGACAAATGATTAAGTTTTTTATCTATTCTATTTAACAAATTTTCTTTTTTGTCTGTGTGTTTAGAATCATCAAGAGATGAAAATTTAATATAAGGAATAGTACTTTTTAAAATGTTTTGATAATCTTCAATCACATCTTTGAGTTTTTCTAGTTCTCTTTCCATATCCTTAAAATCATCTAAAATATCCCATAAAAAATTCAATTCAATTCGGTGTATTTTTTTATAGTCATTTTTAGTTGGTTCTTGCTCTAAAATTATACAAACTTCTTCGAGTTCTCTAGTTGGGCTAAAAAATCTTTGTTTCATTTTATTAGTATTTTTTATTGATTAATAGATTAAGGAATAATTTTTTTATAGTCAAGTTGTAATGATATGTTAGATTTGCTTGAGGTAGTTTTTTATATTTTTTTAAATATACTTTCAATAAATATAAAATGCTTTTTTTACCAAAGTCTTTTTTTACTATTACTAACCAAAGTAAGAATAATTTAATTTTTTTCATAATGTTAAAATATATTAGTTATGGTGCAAATATATAAAAAAATTACACAAATACTAAAAAAGTTTAACACCCTTTAAAAAATCTTTTTTAATATCCAAACAAAAACTAAAAAAATTTAATACAAATATAAATAAATGACATTTTGACAGTTCGAAAAAATCAAGGAAAACACACCGACCAGATATACTTTAGCAGATGCCTAGCAGTTACTTAGCAGTTTCTTCAGCAGTTACTTGGCAGTTTCTTGGCAGTTACTTGAGTGTCGCAGTTTCTTGCAAAAAAAATATAGCACAAAAAAAAGTAGGTGAGGAAATCACACATCAACCCACCTACTTTCCTGAACTCTAGATAAATCTAAAGTCACTAATAAACAAACACATTAATTAATCAACTACAAACTTTCTTTACAATAACCACATCTTCTACTATCATCATACAATGTTGCACCACAACAAGCCGATTCTTTTTGGTCTGCATCACTAAGATAATCTACAAACTCAAAGTTCTCATAGCTATCCCAATCCAAATCGTAGTGTGCATAAAACACACCCTCATATGTAAAAGATATATCTAAATCGTTGTCACCTGTTCTAACATCTACATTATCAAAACCCATAGACGATAAGTAGTTTTCTACTGATGAATCGCTTGGTCTGATGTCAATAGTATTGTTTTCTCTCCAATCGCTATCGCAATATCCTATGTCACTTCCTGCTCTACACATAATTATATTTTTTTTAAGGTTAGTTTTTTTGGTGTTTTTTTTGAGACACCCCCCCCCTATACGCCCC